CGATATCTGTTTTGTATAATGTATATGCCAAAAATCTAAAAGCATTGCAAATAGACTATACAAAATCCAAAATTCAGGATTATCAAGCGTCTGAAGAAGCGCTCAATAAACACATAGAAAAAATAACCAGTATCCAAAAAGAAAAAGAGACTTTGGCCGAAATTAATGACGACTTTTCTTTTCAAAACCGCCCCGAGCTTCTAATTTACCTTCAGGATCAGGGCTATAAGATTAAAAAATCTAAATTTTACCAGGACGTTAACAAGGGCATTTTGCGGATTTCGGCCGATGGTAAAATCAGCGAGCCGGATCTCAAATTATATACCTCTACTCTAAGCCGGCGGGATGCGTCCGATCAGAGGGGCGTAGCCCTACTGGAAAAGAAAACCAGAAAAGAGATCGAGCGGCTGGAGGCTCAGGTGGAAAAGCTCAAATTCGAGCTGGACCGGGACCAGGAAAAATATGTGCTCAAATCAGACGTGGAAACAGAGACCGCCATTAAAATAGCTGCATTTGAGGCTGGTTTGCGGCATTTTGCCCAAACTTGCGCGGTGAACTGGATCAACCTTGTGAACGGCGATCCGCAGCTTGCCCAGCTTTTGATTAATGGCTTCAATATTGGTCTGGATGAACTTCTAGATGAATTTGCCAGTCTGGATGAAATAAAAATAATAATCAGAAAGGATGACAGGGATCAAGGGTCAGGGATCGGGGACCAGGGATCGGGAAAAAACCTGAACCTGACCCTAACCCCTAACCCCTGATCCCTAACCGATGTTGCCTCAACCCCTTGAAATAAATCCGGAGCGCTCTACGCTCTACGCTCTACGCTCTACGCTCTACACTCTCCGCTTTTCCAGAGGTGAGAAAAAGGTTTTGCGCCGGAAAAAACTAATTCCGGTATCGCAATGGACAGAAAAATATCGCATCGTGCCCGGCGATTCGCCCATCCCCGGAAAATGGAAAAACGCCACTGCTCCTTATTTGTCCGGCATCATGGACGCATCGTTTTTTCCCTCGGTGCAGGAGATTATTGTTTGCGCTCCGCCCCAGACCGGAAAATCAGAATGTGTTAATAATTGCGTTGGTTATGCTATTGATCGCATGCCCGGTAATGTGCTCTATGTATATCCCGACGAGCTGACAGCTAAAGAAAACTGCAATGACCGCATCCAGCCCATGATTAACGACAGTCCCCGGCTCAAAACCTATCTAACCGGCTATGAAGATGATGCCAGCAGTCTCAAGATCAAGCTCCAGCACATGAAAATATATATGGGCTGGGCCACGTCCGCGTCCCGCCTCGGCAACAAACCATTGCCGTATGCGGTGCTGGATGAGGAGGATAAATATCCGGCCATAGCCAACAAAAGAGAGGCCGCTCCGGTTGATCTGGCCAAAAAACGAACCCGCAATTTCCCTTATAAACGCAAAATCTGGCGCGTTTCCACTCCCACCGTAGAAAGCGGCTCGATCTGGAAAGCCCTAACTCAGGAAGCTGAGGTTGTTTTTGTATATTGGGTTCAATGCCCTCGTTGTGAGGTCCTGCAGCTAATGGTGTTTTCACAAATTAAATGGCCGGCCGACAAAAGAGATCCCCGTGCAGTGGAAACGCAGAAACTCGCCTGGTATGAATGCGAACATTGCCAGTCGCGCTGGAATGACGCGGACCGCAACCAGGCCGTTAAAAACGGCGCGTGGTTTAGCCGCTCCCCAACTCCCCGCCTCCCGCTTTTAGAATATCTGCAAACCTATCGGCCGCGCAGCATTGGCTTCCACATGCGGGTCTGGATTTCTCCTTTTGTCAGCATGTCTGAATCCGCTGCGGCTTTTTTGTGGGGACTCCAGGACATTAATAAATTTAAGGATTTTAAAAATGCGCATGAAGCCGAACCCTGGAAAATCATTGTTAAAGAGCGTTCCGAAACTGCGCTTTTGCCGCTCCGGGATGACCGGCCGCGCGGCGTTGTGCCCGGCGGCAACCAGGTGGCGGCCCTGACCGGCGGCATTGACACTCAAGATAATGGCTTTTATTTTGAGATCCGGGCCTGGAGCTGGGGCCTGCGGAAAGATTCCTGGCAGGTACGAGAGGGTTTTTTGCTTACTTTTGAAGATCTGGCCCGGGTGCTCTGGGAAGATGAATATTTTGATGCGGATGGAAATCAATATATTGTGCGCCTGGCTGTGCAGGATGCTATGGGTCACAAAACTTCCGAAGTATATGATTTTTGCCGGTTGCACCGGGGCCGGATTTTTCCATCCAAAGGCGAGCGCGTTATGAACCAGCCTTTTACTTACACTCAAATCGAGTTTTATCCGGGGAGTAAAAAACCGATAAAAGGCGGTCTTAAACTTATCCGCGTGAACACGCAATTTTTTAAAAATGAACTTTCTAATCGCCTGGAAATTGCGCCGGCCGATCCCGGAGCCTGGCGTTATCACAGTGAAACCACTGATGATTGGATCCATCAGATGACCATGGAAAGTATTGATGAGAGCGGATTTTGGATAAATCCCACCCAAGCGCCCAATCATGCCTGGGATTGTTCGGTATTGTCTTTGGCCGCTCAGGATGTTCTTGGTGTAAAATTTTGGAAAAAAATAGGAGACCAGGGATCCGGGATCAGGGGCCAGGGGCCAGGGCTCCGCCGCAGTCGCCGAATAATTAGTAAAGGATTGACGGCTGAAGATTTGAGAGCGTAGAGCGAAGAGCAGGGGCCAGGGGTCGGGAGTCAGAGATCAGGGGCCAGGGGTCGGGGATCAGGGATCAGGGATCAGGAGTTAGAGAGCAGGGGTCAGGGGTCCCTATGTCATTCCCGCGAAGGCGGGAATCCAGTATTTTTAACAACTTCCTGGATTCCTATTTGCATAGAGGTGGAGCGTAGAGCAAAGAGCAGAAAGATGGAGCATAAAAATCTTAAAATTTTGACATCAAAAGAGGAGATCAAAACCTATCTCGGAAATATTACTGATTACATGTTCCAAAAATATATTAAACTGGGTATGCCCGCTCGTTATGAAGATTGTCGCTGGCTTGCCCATACTGACAATATCGATGAGTTTTTCCGAATCTATACTAAGGTGCATATGAAAAATGTGCCTGACCCCTGCCCCCCGGTCCCTGACCCCTGCCCCCCGGTCCCTGGTCCCTGTCCCCTACATATTGTATCAACATAAACAATGATCATGATATTGTGAAAAAAGTAGCAAAAAGACTTAGCCATTACCCCTACAATCAACGTTCTCGCCGGGGCCTATATATCTTTATCAGGCTAAAGAGGCCGGCGCCCACAAATCAAAATAGCGCGCCAAAATAGAGCTTGCATCGTAAAATTCAAAGGTCTCTTTGTGTGGTGTTTTTTGCATTTTTTTATTTTTTTTAAAAAAAATACTTGACAAATCCTAAAACAATATATAGTATAGTAACCAAAGACCGGCAATCACGCCGGTCGAAACCGATAGCCCCCACAGGGGACGAAAGGAAGGTACAAAAATGTCCATGAAAATCCGCCACCTCACCTTGACCCAATTCCAATTATTTCATTTGGAGTGCTTTTGTGGGGTATATTAATCCGGAGGAAAATCAAAAGAACCTAACGAAAAGCTGAGGCACTGGGCGACGAAAACCCGGTGCGCTCGAAAGGAAAATGACTGTGGAAAACCGAAACGCAATGACGAAGCCAGAAGCGCAAGCCTACTTGTCCTGCAGCGCATTGTTGGGCAGGCGTCTATCTCTAATCATCAAACTCCGGGAATCGGAAAAGCAAACCTTCAAGGCCATCGGTGAACCCTTCGGCATTGGACCCCAGCGAGCGGCGCAATTATATCATAAGGCAAAGCAACTCCAAGAGTATCACAAGAAAGGTGAGAAGGGCGACCCATACTTCGGGCTGTCGGTTCGCGCTACCAACTGCTGCAATAATGCCAACCTGATAAATCGGGCGCAAATCGAAACGGCGATAAAGGACGGGCGACTTTATCCAAAGAACACAGTCGGATGTCGAAACTACGGATGGAAAACTCACCTCGAAATTCACGAGTGGCTCGGCCTGGACGAGTGACTGGTTATCTAGTTACACATAATTTTATAAGCAGGAAAGCTGAAGGAGAAAAAATATGGAAATTACAAAAACAGCGCCCCGGATCTCTATTGCGGCCGCAGAGGTCATTGCGGACAATTTTGCAAATTTGAATAATGGCTGCGAATACATTCTTAATTCCTGGCCGGATTTATATCGCAGGACGATTTTCGATATGAAAAAAAAATTCGACCCGGCCGAGTTCAAACTAATGATTGATGTTTTTAATTCCACCGCATTAACTCACAACCTCGCCGGTCAGCAGTTGTTAGCCAACTGCGCGGATGGAATTGATCTGGACGGGCTGGATCAAAAATGGAATATCGAGAAAAATGTTTTTTTAGAAAAAATCCAGTCCCTGACCATTTTCGAAGAAGCCTGTCTGGAAATATGGGCCAACGGTTTCTGGTATGGCTCCGCCGGCAAACGCCCGCTGGATATTGAGGCATATATCGTCTAAGATCAGGGATCAGGTCAGTTGGGGTTTTTTTATGCCCCGAAACTCGTCTTTGTGCGCCCTATAACCAAATGACGCACTACTATGAACCAAGGCCAAACTATTTTCTCTCAGATAATCGATTTCCTGCCACAGAAAAAATTTCGTCGGTGATCCTATTTCACTGCTGTCCGGTTAAGATTTTTGGAATATAAGTTAACTTATTGAAAACATATCATATATTGACGAAATCGAAAGGGATCGATTTGAATTTGCTCTAAGCCTGGATTCATGGTTTTTTCGCAGAAAAAAAATGCGAAAGGAGCCTCACCATGAACCAAGGCCAAACTATTTTCTCTCAGATAATCGATTTCCTGCCACAGAAAAAATTTCGTCAATGTGTCAATCGGTATAGCGGTAATTACCGTATACGTTCTTTTACATGCTACGATCAATTTCTATGTATGGCTTTTGCTCAGCTGACCTACCGTGAGAGTTTGCGCGATATCGAATGCTGTCTGCGAGCCATGCGAGAGAAACTTTACCATATGGGTATAAAGGGTAAGGTCTCGCGTAGCACGTTAGCCGATGCCAACGAAGTCCGAGATTGGCGGATATACAGCGACTTTGCCCAAATTTTGATTCATGAGGCCCGAGGTCTCTATGCTGAAGATGATTTTGGCCTTGAATTGAAAGAGACCGTCTATGCTCTTGATTCATCGACTATTGACCTATGTCTTTCGGTTTTTCCATGGGCTCGATTTCGTAAAACCAAAGCAGCCATAAAGTTGCATACGCTGCTGGATTTGCGTGGAGATATTCCGACATTCATTTGGATCACTGACGGCAAGGTTCATGATGTTAATGTTCTCGATCATCTTATTCCGGAACCCGGTGCAATCTATATCATGGATCGTGCCTATTTGGACTTTCAACGACTTTACCAGATGAATCAATGTTTGGCTATATTTGTAACGCGTTCTAAAACCAATACAGGGTTTCGACGTTTATATTCACAAAAAGTCGATAAAACCACCGGCGTTATATACGATCAAATAGTTTTACCAACGGGGTTTTATGCAAAAAAAGATTATCCGGCCAAGCTGCGTCGCATAAAATATTTCGATGACGAAAAAGGAAGAACATTTATTTTTCTTACCAACCAATTCACGCTTCCGGCGTTAACTATCGCCGAGTTGTATCGTTACCGTTGGCGAGTGGAAATATTTTTCAAATGGATCAAACAGCATTTGAGAATCAAAAAATTCTTTGGCACATCTGAACATGCCGTTAAGACTCAAATATGGATTGCGATATCGACGTATGTTCTCGTTGCCATAATGAAAAAACGGATGAAAATCGACTTGACTCTCTACACTATTTTACAGATTTTAAGTATATCTCTGTTTGAGAAGAAGCCCATTTATCAAGTATTGACAGAAAGCGATTACAAAAACGAAATTACTAGCACCCATATCCAACTGAAATTATTCGACTGTTAACCGGACACTACTGACGGAATACATAAGTTCAATGAATTAATTTTTCCCCAAACGGCCAAGGGAAGTCGCATGTCAACTGAGCCGCAAGCGGCAATCAAGGGTCGTTTTATAGACAACCGCGATGGTACTGTTACGGACACAAAAACGAACTTGATGTGGATAAAAAATGGTTGGAGATTAGATTTTGTTTCAGCAGTTACCTGGTGGGAGGCAATAAAAAAATGTGAAACCTTCCGATTGGGGGGCCATAGCGACTGGGGGCTTCCAACGAAAGAAGAGTGGAACAGCTTGATAGACACTGCCAGACAATGTCCGGCTCTGGTTGAGCCGAATCCCTTTGAAAACATAATCGTTCACATGCCGTACTGGTCCAAAAGCGACCTTGCTAAATACCCCATCCAGGCCTATACTGTTATGCTCTATTCAGGGAATGTTAATCACCAGAATAAAAAAGATCCGGCATTTATATTGCCGGTCCGTTCGATAGATTAGTACAGACTTCGTAAGTTA